TGGTGGGGACCGGGTTGAAATTAAAGTCCCGGATCGACCGGCGGATTTTGCAACTGGATGAAGAGGCGGCGGACGAGTGGGAATCCATGGCCGAGGCCGAATGCCGCATGTGGGCGGAGTCCACGAATTGCGACGTGACCGGGATTCAGAATTTCTGCGGTATCCAGGATCTTGCGTTCCGGTCCACCCTGGAAAACGGGGATACATTTGTGCTGACCCCGTCCAAACCGGACCGGCGGCGGCCCTACCCTTTGCAGCTGCAGCTCATTGAGGCGGACCGGGTGTGCAATAAAGACAATCTCCAGGATTCGGATGTTCTGGCCGGCGGCATTTTGAAAGACGCCAACGGGCGGCCCGAAGAATATCATGTCCTCAAAGGGCATCCGGGCAATATCTGGAAAAAACAGAACGAATGGATCGCGGTGCGCGCATACGGCGCCGGCTCCGGCCGGAAAAACGTTCTGCACCTGTATCGCAAGTTAAGGATCGGCCAGTCCCGGGGCGTGCCGGATCTGGCCCCGGTAATCGAGACATTGAAGCAGCTGGGGCGGTATACGGATGCGGAAGTGGATGCGTCCGTGATCGCCGCATTTTTTACGGTATTCGTGAAGAGCGAGTACCAGGGGGGACTGTATCCCATGCAGCCCACCACGGAAACCGGGGGCAAGGCCACGGATAAGGATTACAAGATGGCGCCCGGTGCGATCCTGGATTTGCTTCCCAATGAAGATATCTCCACCGCCAACCCGGGAAGGCCCAACCAGACCTTTGATCAGTTCGTGCTGGCCATCTCCCGGCAGATCGGCGTGGCCCTGGAGCTGCCCTTCGAGATTCTGGTCAAGCATTTTACGGCAAGCTACAGCGCGGCGCAGGCGGCTCTATTGGAAGCCTGGCGGTTTTACATGGGCCGGCGGAAATGGCTGGAGGATGTGTTGTGCAAGCCCGTGTATGAGCTTTGGATGACCGAGGCCGTGGCCCTTGGGCGGATTGCGGCGCCGGGGTTTTTGAGCGGGGATCCGTTAATCCGGATGGCGTATCTGGGGTCCGAATGGACCGGCCCGTCAAAAGGGCAGATCGATCAGCTCAAAGAGGTGAATGCGGCCAAAGAAAGGCTGGCCCTGACATTGACCACCCATTCCGAGGAAACCTCGGCGCTCACCGGCGGGGACTGGGAGCAGAAGTTTTCCCAGCGGGCCAGGGAAGAGCAGATGAAGAGAGATGCGGGGCTGGGGAATGACCGGCAGGCAGGAAAGCCTGCCCCACAGGATGTTGGATCCAAGCCTCCGGATGAAAAAACCGGGTCGGACCGGGAGGATGAAACCGATGAAGATAATTGATGTGCTGACCAGTCCATGGGCCATTGTGCCGGAGAAACTTTATGAGATCCAGGAGATTTATTCCGTGCATCTGCGGGGGGAAAAGATCGATCTGGCGGGCATTGAGGCTAAAATTGGAAAACCCCTGGAAAACGAGGAAAAGAAATATGACGTGATCAATGATGTGGCCGTCATATATCTCCACGGGGTGACGGCCAAGCGCGCCAACCTGTTTACGAAAATTTCCGGGGGAGTGTCCACGGAGCTGGCAGGGCGGGACATCACCCAGACCCTGGACGATCCGGAGATCCGGGGAATTATCCTGGACATCGATTCTCCGGGCGGAACCGTGGACGGGACCCTGGAACTGGCCGAACTGGTTTACAGCGGGCGGAGCAAAAAGCCCATCGTGGCCCATACGGACGGCATGATGGCCTCGGCGGCCTACTGGATCGGGTCCGCGGCGCACAAAATCTATATTTCCGGGGACACGGTTCAGACCGGGTCCATCGGAGTAGTGGCCACCCATGTGGATTACTCAAAATATGAGGCAAAACTGGGAATAAAAACCACGGAAGTGTACGCAGGCAAATACAAACGCCTGGTGTCACAGTACCGGCCGCTCAGCAAGGACGGCCAGCAGCTGCTCCAGGAAAAAGTGGATTATCTGTATTCGGTGTTCGTGGATTCCGTGGCCCTGCACCGGGGCGAATCCGCGGAGACCGTGCTGGAGAATATGGCGGACGGGAAAGTGTTTACGGGAAAACAGGGCATTACCGCCGGCCTGGTGGACGGTGTTTCCACTCTGGACCGGCTTATATATACCACGGTGCCGGTGATGCACAAAGATAGAGAGGTGGAATCCGAACTGTTAATTTTAAACGAGGAGCTAAAACAATGACATTAGACGAATTCAAAGCAAAATATCCTGATATTGCGAAAACCCTGATCCAGGAGGGCGAGGCCTCCGGATACGAAAAGGGATTTGCCGAGGGTGAGATCAAAGGAAAGGAAAAAGCCTCAAAGGAAAATCAGGATCAGGCAAAGGCGGCCGGGGCCGCTTCCGAAAGGGAGCGAATTCTGGCGGTGAAAGAGCAGATCATTCCCGGGCATGAGGCCCTGGTCGAGACTCTGATGTTCGACGGGAAAACCACGGGACCGGAAGCCGCGGTCAAAGTGCTGGCGGCGGAAAAGAAACTCCGGGTGGATACCCTGGCCAAACACAGGGAGGATTCTCCGGAGCCGCTGCCGGATCCGTCCACGGACCGTGACGTGAAGAGCGGTGCTGAAAAGAATCTGCCCGTGGAAGAGCGGGCAAAGGCGGAGTGGGAGAAAGATCCCAAGATACGGGCGGAGTTTGCGGGGGATTATGACGCGTTTCTGGCGGCGGAAAAGGCCATTGCCGCCGGCCGGGTGAAAATTATCGGTAAAAAATAAATCGGCCGGAAGGAGAGATGCATCATGACAACCTTATCAGCAAACAGCGTTCCCACCTATGAGCTGGGGACCCGGACCGAGTTCCCGGTCATCACCAGCGACATCATATATGAGGGTGCCGCGGTGGGACTGGTGAGCGCAAGCGGTCATGCCCGGCCCCTGACCTCTGCGGATCGGTTCGTGGGGTTCGCCGAGAAACAGGCGGACAATTCCGACGGGGCCGCCGCGGCCATCAACGTCCGAGTGATCAAAAAGGGAAATGTCAAGCTGGCCGTGTCCGGTGCGGTGATCACGGATGTTGGAAATCCGGTGTACGCCACGGATGACAATACATTTTCGTTTGTCAAGACCAGCGGGGTGTTCATCGGGTTCGTGCGCCGGTGGGTGAGCGCCGGATATGTGATCGTGGAGTTCAATGCGGATCTGTTCAAGGATCCCCACGAGGGACTTTTGGCCCAGACCGTGACCGGGGATCTGGAGCTGGATGCCCAGGATAGCGGGAAAGTTTTGTGCGTGACGGCCACCGCCGTAATCGCCCTGCCCGCCGTGGAGGGGATGAGCAATATCCGGTGTCTCAACTGCGGGGCTTACGGTACCGTGCAGATCACCGTGGACCCGGAACCGGCGGACATGATCGAGGTGGCGGATGTGGCGGGCCAGGACGGATATGCGTTCAAGAATACGCTGGCCACGGCCCGGCGCGGGGATTACATGGATCTGGACTACAGCGATTCCAACGGCTGGGTTGTGACCCGCAAGAAGGGGACCTGGGCCAAGACCACCGGGATCGGGAGCCCGAGCGTGAGCCCGTCGGTGAGTCCGAGCGTGAGCCCGTCGGTGAGTCCGAGCGTGAGCCCGTCGTAAGAACAGAAAAAACAGGTGTCAGGTGTCAGGTGTCAGGACCGAATGTTTTTCCTGAACACTGAAACCTGAAACCTGAAACCTTTTATATGGAGGATATATCATGACAACTTTAGCAGCGGATACTCCGAGGGATTATGAGATCGGAGATCGAAACGAGTTCCCGGTCATCGCCAGCGACATCATTTACGAGGGCGCCGCGGTGGGACTGGTGGACGCAACCGGGCACGCCCAGCCGCTGACCTCTTCGGATCAGTTTGTGGGGTTTGCGGAGAAAAAAGCCGACAACTCCAGCGGATCGGCGGCGGACATCAACGTGCAGGGTCATTAAAAAGGGCTGTATTCTGCTGGCCGTGTCCGGTGCGGTGATCACGGACGTGGGCCAGCCCGTGTATGCCACGGACGATAATACGTTCACATTTTTGAAAACCAGCGCCGTTTTTATCGGATTCGTGCGCCGGTGGGTGAGTTCCGGATATGTGATCGTGGAATTCGATGCGGGCGTGCTCCAGGATCCCCATGAAGGACTTCTGGCCCAGACCGTGACCACGGGCCTGACCATCGATGCCCAGGACAGCGGGAAAGTGTTCTGCATCACCACGGACGCCCTGACCCAGACTCTGCCTGCGGT